TAATCTTGTGGTTGCAACTGTGATAATCAATCCAGCTTCCAAAGCATAATTCTTTTGGGAATGAGTACTGCCGCTTCCCGAACCAGTTCCGTGTGAGTAAGCATAACCACCATCAAAATAATACATTTGCTTTGTGCTACGGTTAACCAAGGCATATCTTACATAATACTTTGCATTTAATGAACTATTTGCCGGGTATGTATCAAAGTACAACACCGGATATATATCATCATGTAAAGTTCCATCAATCCAAGGGAACTTTACACAGCAGTACACATTAGGGTATACATAAGAATCATTTATTGGTACTTCTGCGTATTCGACCCCTACTCCTATCTCGTTCAACTCATCAACGATATGTTTCACAAATGCTTCAACTGTTTTTGTCGTTGCATTAGCATACCAAGTTGACGAATGTATTACGCATGTATATATGTTTCCGTTTGTCATTTCACACCCCCTATGTTGATGCAACCAATGTAATATATCTTGGGTCGATATAATTTCCACTTGCATCAGTTATTCTTCCGTCTGTTCCATATCCAAAATAGGTTCCCGAGTCCTTTGTTAGCACTATTCCTCGAATGGGGGAATAATCTTGTGGTCCACCACCACCGCTACTGATCAATCCTATTTTTTCAGCATAGGAGCGAAATGTATCGGTATCTGCGACTTCCACACCCTTTTCAACGATTGCTTCTTTGATTGCTGTCTTGGTGTCGTTTAGGTAATCTAGTTTGTTTGCGATTGTACCCATCAAATCACCTCGCCATTTATTTTGTCTAGTACAGCTTTTATGCTTCCGATTTCACCAGTAATCACTCTGTTCTGTACTGGGTTCGTTGATGTGTAAGACAATTCATCATCAATCTTTATCCCGAACTTCTGATACAAATTAGGGTCGATATTCTCGGCGCCGATGTTGTTCAGAGTGGTTTTCAAGGCTTCAATCAGCTGATAAAAATAATCATTCAGCAGATAGATGTCTTGGTTGGTGTTCATCTTCCTAAAGTTCGGTAGTCTCATGTCGAAATTCGCCATTAAACATCACTCCCTTGCTCAATCACTTTACTCATGGAATAGAGTTTGCAATCACCTTTTCCAACGAGTTTGATTCTCATGTGGTCGCATCTTCTAGGCTTGATAGGTATGGTGTGGTTGCTTAGTTTGTAGTAGCTGTCAACACCTCTACTACTCTTCTTCACCTTGCTATCACAGCGCATCTCCTTGTGCCAAATTCCGTCTGAATCGTACTGACAGTAAATTTCTACATACCCACCAATTTCAAGTGAAAATCGCATGCTTAGCATGGATATATACTTGCGGTCGGGCAGGTTCATACCGATGTTTCCAGTCTCACAGTACCACTCAATCGCACCCTCTACTGTTCCGTCTGTTCCTTTGACACAACTTAGTTTATTTTCACCATCAATGAAATACAAATCTCCGTTGTGTCTAGTAAACATAATCGCATGTGTGTTATCTTCCTTATTCCACATGCCTTTTTCAGTATCGTAGGAAAACATATGCCATGTATCGGAGTAGTCTTGCATGGAAATATAATACTTGCTGTCTATTTGACCTGCGGATGCGTTCTTGTATTTTATGTTACCAAGCTGTGAAGAAATGGATCCAGGCAAACCGCCTTGGTAGATGCACACCCCATCACTTGATTTATAAAATAGAGTTTCATTAACCACCTGCAAGCTTCCCTCGGAGCCTTTCTGCACTCCACGACATGTCACATTTGTTATGGTGTAGTTACTAGGCATTGACCCTTGTACCTTATGAATACAATCCTCTTTGAAGAATAGGACATATCCCAAGCATGTACACGCACCAGTAAAGTCACCATCGGAACCAACTGTTGCAGCATAGCTATCAGAAGCAATCCCTAAGTAGCTGTACCAATTTGTACAGTCACCTTGTTTACAGCAATAAATCTCGTGTTTACTAGAATTGCAACCCCATATTCTATTTTCATTTTCTGTAACATAGTCAAGGTCGGGTATCTTACGCTCTAAAGTCATTGTGTTTACTTGGCTGTCTGTGTTGTCTGGCATTGCGATAACCACAATGTAATCATCTGCTTTTTCCCATATACACATATCCATATTGAACTCTGAATGGTCTGAACCCGATATGGTTACGATATCCTGCTTATTGAAATACTTGCCGATATTGGTGGATCCTATTTTGATATAGGATGTAGGTACACTAACCCATTGTGATGTGCTCTCTTGGTACATCTTGAGAACACTAGGTGTTGTTGATGTGTCTAACCAATAGGCTCCGTTGGTCTTTGTTGGCTCACTATCTTGCTTTGTCACAGTGATGCTTGCACCCGATAATGTACAAGGTGTATAGGTTACTGTTGTTACTGTTTGAAATGTTTGGCCCATACTCTTTAGGGTAGGTGTTTCATCTGCAGTATTGAAATACTTCTTGTCAGGGAAGATAGCAACATATGCACCCATGCCGACAAATTGCTTCTTGCTGTTCTCTACTGTTCCAACAAGTGAACCTTTGTAATATAGGCTTGTTCCGTCTACATAAACCAAGCCATTTTTGGAAAATAATCCGTTTGGTGTGGTTAGTGTGGACTTCACACTTCGTTTGGCTCTAGGGGATAACACTGGGTAATAATCGCTCGTAAGGTTTTTCATGTCGTACCACTCGCCATCATTGGTTACTAATTGATGATTGTACCCAGTAAATGCGGTGATCATGTCTCTTGTCTGCGATTGTGTCTGTAATTCAGGTAGCATCTTATACCCCCTCTATATTTTTCTGAAATAATAAGTCTTGTCTCGTTTGTGCGTTCGATTGTACGAGTTTTTGAAATCGTTATACATTGCATTAAACAATGCAGATGAATTGTTGTATTTGCCTATCTCTCCATTATAGAAATCAATCTGGCTTACTACATACAACGAATACAGCTCGTCATATGGTGGCTTTACGATAAGCTCTGTATTCAAATCAGTTTCAAGTGTGTATTCGCTCCAATTCTCATAATCGTCTTTGCCCTCGAATTGGTTCACAACATCATCAATGATTCGTTTCTCAATCGCTGAAATCCAACGCAGTTTTTCTTCGTCACCATATTTGCTAGGTGCAAGCACATCTGTATTATCTAAAACACCTTGTATCGTCATACTCTCACCTCATTAAAAAGGGAGTAGCTCACAAGCCACTCCCATTGTTTACATGTCAATTGGCTTCATTTTGCCATCTGTTGCATTTCGGATGAAATCGGCACACAGCTTATCCTGCTTCAACTGATTTTCAATAACCTCTGCTACATACTCTGGAACCATCACCGGCTCCTCTTTCTTAATCAAAAACGTTTCTCCGTTAATTCCAACGAAATAATCTTCGTTGTCGTGCTTATCTCTTCTGCGGATAAACACCTCTACCATTTTGGTTGTTGGTAGTTCTTTCTTTGCTGCCATAGTTATCTTCCTTTCTTTGTTAAATTACAAATATGGGGCAGGATTAACCCACCCCATATATAGTTACTTTAGTTAGCTGTTACTTTTTGAGAGTATGTACCACAGCTCTCGATACGAACCATGTACTCTTCGGAAAGTCTTTCAGCAACCTTGATTGCTTTCCAACCAGCTGTACTTCTCTGATTCAATGGGTCCTCACCGCTGCCGTTTGGCTTGATGATTGTTTGAAGTCCACCGCCCTCAACATCTGTTGTAGCATATGCGTGAGCACCAACTACCATTGTGGAGAATACTCCACCACCATCACTTGCACCACCAGTAGGTACGATAGAAGCATCTTTAGCAGCACTAGAGATACTAGTTGACAATGTAAGGCTTGCAGATGCGGCTTCTCCTGCGGTTGCAGAACTGATTGTGTACTCGGTTCCACCGATGTATACCTTACGACCTGCCAATGCTGTAGCTTCAGTTGCAGAAATGGCTTCATTTACAGCTACGGAAGTAGTAGAAGATGCGATTGCTGTCTTAACAGTCAAGTGCTTTGCAGCTGCTGTAAGTGGCTCACCCTTAAATACTTTAGCTTCTGTACTGTCAACAAAACGCACATTTCCAAGTTTACCAATCTCACCATTGTAGATTGCTTCTGGGTCAGCATATTTGTGAACATCAATCCACTCTGTAGATCTCATAAGGTCATATGCTGCATATGGATGGATGATACCGATATAGGAACCATCAATGGTGTCTGCATTCATGCTACTAAGAACTGCTGCAGCTTGGAATACTGCGTCACCTGACAACTTAGCTGTGCTATCAAGAGTACTTCTGCTAGACACATCTGTCATTGTTCCGCTTACGTTCTTTTGGCAGTAGATTACATTAGTACCACCATTAAGAACCTCACGAGTAACAGTATCAAGTGTTCTCGCTGCCTGACTAGCATTGAGTTTTGTTGCCTGCACAAGCATAGGGTCAATAGCTGTCATGTCGATTACATCAGACAATGTTACATAGTTACCGTACTGGTCAACAGTTGCATTGATTTTGGTTACAGTCATGGACTGTCCATCAGGTGTTACACCCTCGGTCAATGGAGTTGTTGCTTTTGGCAGACTGGAGAACTTTCTAAGTTCGATTGTCTTACCACCATTTTTAGGGATTGGGTACTTGTCCGCAAACTGATCATGAACAAGTTTTGGAGAAGCATTGTCAAGCAATCTCTTCTCATAGTAGGTTTTCATTTCGTCAGACAAACTAGCAGTGCTAGTATTCTGTGTGTTTGCGTTTGCAAACAATTGAAGATTTAAGAATTTCATATAGATTCCTCTCTTTCATGTTTTAAGCGAAGAGAGGTGTATTTCACTAAAGTGTTATTTTTTCACCTCTCAACGCACGTTTTTCTAGTTCCGCACGTTCTTTGGCTGTCATTTTAGTAACATCCAATTTGGTTTCAACACCTTGTTGTCCTTTAGCTCCATTCTCTACTGGTCTGTTTCCTTTTGCTCTGATGTCATTCACGACTTTGCGTGATGCTTCTTGTGCCGCAAACTGCATTGCTCCCGAGATAATATCATCCTTGTGGATTACCTCGTATGCGGTACGCACAGGTACACCATTCTGAACTAGGTCTACAAACTGTTCATTGTCAGATTCCTCTTCCAATGTAAAATTAGGGTAAATCTGCTGTAGTTCGGCAGCTTGTCTCTGCAAATCTGCAAAGAATTGATTTCTCTCATTCTCCTGCTGTTGCTGTTCTGCCATAGCTCTCAATCGACTGTTCTCACGTTCTACACGTTTCATATCCATGAGAGTTTGCACATCAATACCCTTTTCCATCGCTTCATCTTCATAGAATTTCTTGTCGTTCTCGATGGCACTACGTAGAGACTGAATATCCGCAGGGTCTTGCACCCCATATCTTTCAGCAACCAAGGAAATAAGGTCTCGTGAATCATTCAGCGACTTTTCGAGTGACTTTCTGTCCCCTAGTCGTTTATCAATGATTCCTTTTACTCGTTTGTTAAAATCATCCTTGTATTTGCCTTTTATGAGTCTCTCAAAGTCCTCTTCTGGAGTTTCCTGCTCTTGTGTTGATTCCGGCTCATTGACGAGTTGAGCATTATCGTCTGCGGTTGCGACTCCGCCATCTGCGTCTCCACCATCGCCCTCGCCAAACAGTTGGAGATTTAATTCTAATTTTTTCATATTTGATTTTTCCTTTCTGTGGACTTACCACGATCAGAGTGTTTTAATTGATGCCACCCCTTTTCAGAGGTGGCTCAATAGGAATGAAAAAAACTATCGGGAGGTTTTCAACAAAAGGCACACTCTTGCCTTGATTTAATTGTACTTACGCAAAAAAAATATTTCCCCCCTAGTTACCTTTTATTTTTTGCCATCAAACAACGTATTTTCGTACATTAAAAGACCACCACAAATTTCGTGATGGTCTAATGGCTAGCTTATACTGTGATTTGTATGTAATCGGGATAGTTGGATTGCAACCCATCCAAACCACATAGGATTGTGTCAACGACAGCTTCTATGATTTCTTTCGCTGTGTCCTCGTACTCTACTGTTATTCTGCTGTCACCCTCACAGAACATGTATGATGATGTCATGTCGTTTCGCTCGTATGCCATGTTCTCTAGTTTTTCTGCTAGCGAGTAGGCTAATATACTGATTGCACTGCACACAATATCTTGTCCTATCTCTGCGTAACCTGCATGACCTTTTAACTCCATTTCAAACACGTTGTTGTCATTGCTATGTCTAATCTCTACCATACTACCTCACTTCCGAGCTTTTCTGTGCCTGCTCTTTTGCTTGCTCTGTGATAGTATCGTTTTCTCTTGGCCCACCTAGCGAATCATAGTTGATGTCTTGGCTCTCTTGCCCAGATGCGACTGCTCCCTGCATCTGCTGTTGATTTGGTGCCATGCCTACCTCTTGTTGTAATTGTGCTAGCTGCATCTGCAACTGCTGAATCATTTGGAACATGGTACCATTGTTTGATATGCGTCTTATCATTTTATCTTTGCCCTCAAAATCCAACATATCAAGACATGCTAGAGTTTGGTCGCTGTTCTGTGGAGCAAAGAAGCCTAAGTTATAGAATTGTATCGCAAGCTCGTTCTGTGCCATACGACTATACGTTGATTTTTTAGCGATTGACACCTTGACATCAAACACTGGTAGTCTTTCACCCATTTCAACAGCAAAGTCATTTCCTTGTGGCTGTGGTTTCATTGCCATATTATCAAATTGAGTAAACTCTTCTTCGCCTTGCTCACCTAGGATTCTAAAGGTTCTTTGGTTGTCATAAAACTGTCTGATCAACTCAATAATCATTTCACACTCGCTCTTAAATGCACGATAAGATGATTTGATTAAATCCCTCGACAGCTTACTTCCTGCTTCTTGCAATGCTGCAATCGCACTAGCAGCGGTAACACCTGCCGATGTACTTCCTTGCGAGAAGTCTCTATTTCCAGAAGTCTCTTTTAACTCGTCAATCTTCATTTGCAAAACATTGATTACATTTGACTGTACAGCGGGCACTTCTATTTGTCGTATTGCATCCTGTCCTAAATTGCCATCTACATGTACAAATGGTTTAGTCCAGTCGCACAATTCGTCAATATTGATGCTTGCATCGTCTCGATAGAAATATCTTGGCATTGCTGCCATCTGTGTGTTTGACAATATAGCTTGATTTAACTTATCAATGTATTCTTGACAATCTTTCATGATGTCGATATACCCAAATCCAAAAATACTACCCTCATTTGGAAATAGGGTGTCTACTACAAACGGGTACATGCCATGATTATACCAACCTACTCCGGCATATTCAGGGTCGTTCTCTGTCGCAAACAAGATGATGTCATTTACAAACTTGACATAATGCAGTACTGTCTTTGTTCCCACAGTCTTTTTGTAGTACCAATCAATCACGCAGGCTTTGTTGGTTGTGTCGATATAATCGTCATATGCGTATTTGGTGACATCTACTGTACTCTCTGATAGTGTTCCCTTGTCTAGTCCGTTCTGCTCCTCTAGTACTTCCTTATCGGCTAACTCTACATGAAATACATTTTGTGAATCTTGAATATCAGCAACACCTGGTTCCACAAAGATGTTCAGAATGTCAACTTTCTTTACTTCAATGTCACCCAAGCCATTTTCTTTTGTCTGATTCCAAATGATTTTCTTGACCGCTGTGCCTTGCTTTAGCTTGTACCACGCACATTCGTCATAAACTGCTTCATAGTCGTTGCATTCCAATACTACTGGAAGAATGTCAGTCAACGACTTGGCTGTATCCTTGTCAGACTCTTCTCTTGGAAGTACTGTTGGTTCTGGGTAGTTGTCCATCATATCAGCATGTTTATTTGATATGGAGTTATGCAACCATGCTGATACTGGTTTGCTTTGGTTGTCGTTTACATGACGCATATTTTCCCACGACCGCATCTTAAACCACAGTTCATTGGCTGTAATCTTTGCTTCTAGGCTTGCTTTTCCCTCTTTGTACTTCTGCAGTGTGAGTATTGCATTCTGTAGAGATTCTTTTGTAATCTTTTCCTCAAACACTTCTGCTACTTCAATCTCTGCTTCTGGTTCTACTTCTAGTTCTACTGTTGGCGCTATTGGTTCTATTACTTCTTTTAAATCAACATCAGTTTTGATTTGTTGCTTTTTCTTTGCCATTCTTTGCCCCCTTTTAATAATGTGCTGTACTGTATTGTTTTGGATTGTATAGATTGAGTGGGTCACTCACTGGTGCGTTGTTTAATATGTTTTGTCTTGGTGATATTGGTCGCTCCATAAACAAGTAACGCATCATGTCATATATATGGTCCTCTGTATCTGTGTTGATGTCCTCTATATGTCGGTCAGAGTATACCAATGTCGGGATTGTTCGTATGAAGTGCTTGCAGGTATTAAACACCTGAAACATGCAGTCTCCATCTTCGTCAAATGCAAGTCTGTAATGATACTGCATCTTGCCAGCTATTCTTGTGTTGTCTCCACCAGTAAAAAAGATTCTGTTTGGACTTCGCTCCATCATTCTTGCCACGGACTCACCACGAGACTCGTCAAAGATACTTGGGTCTGCTATTCCGTGGATTGTCTTGCCTTTTAATAATGGGTCAGTTGACTCTATCCTCTTAATCTCTGCCGCTATCTCTACAGGGTTCATCTTGAGTCCCTTGTTAGGTGTGCCATCGCACCCATAGTACTCTTTGATGTGGTATATCTTTCCGTCCTCGTCTACAGCTATCCAACCGACCGCAAAAGGTTTCGCAAAACCAAAGTCAAAGCCTCTGTATATCTTCCAATGCTTCGGTATATCAAAAGGTTCAATAACATGTGTCCATTTCCCATCACGATAATGGTCGCTGTCATTTTTCCACTCGGTAAATACTTGTCCATCAAAACTATCCCACGATCCATAAAGCAGTGCGTTTCGTTCTTGTTCTGGCATTGCTGCTAAATTAGCCAAGTACATCGGATCGTTTTGCAACAATATCTGATTGTCAAAAACAGTTGATGGCACAAAGATGCGACTACGTTCAAGATTAATCATCTTTCCGTCTGGTGTGGCAACGCTATACTCCGACTTGATTGGTGTTAATGGTTTAGCAGCTGACACAAACCGATTTTTTACCCATCCGTGACCAATGCCACCTGGGTTAGTTGATGCCCTTATGTATACTCTAGTTTGACCACATGATGGTCTGTTTCGAGAAAACATATAGCTGTATTCGTCCCATGAGAAATGAGTCAGCTCGTCAAATGCGATGAAGTCGTATCTTTTGCCTTGATAATTGATTCTATCTTGAGTATGTTGCATTGAACCAAAATAGATTTTTGCTCCACTTGGGAATGTCCACGCATGTTCTGTGGTGTTATACCTAGCTTTAGGATAGGCAGGCTTGTAGATTGACCTGCTCCTGTCTATCAACTCGGACAACTGCGGATATGTCTTTCTAAAAATGATCGCTCTGTACTCTCGTATGTTGACCTGCCTCAATGCTTCTGCAAGCAGTGCATCAGATTTCCCGCCGCCAGCTGCGCCACCATACAAAGCTTCATATTCAGGTCTCTTCATAAATTCAATCTGCTTCGGCTGTGGCTTCCAAATGATATTATTCATCGCACACCGCCTCTATGTCTGGGATTATAACAACTCCGCACTCGTCATCGTCAGAGTTTAATCCCATTGAAGCCTTTTGTTTGTCAAGCTCCAATCTTTCTCTAGCAATGCTGATGGTCTCAATCTCACCCTTGGATTGGATATTGTAGATTTTTGCAATCGCATCTGTTAGGTTTTTAATGGATCGAGACAAGTTGTTGATGGCTGTCGTATCAGCTTTCTTATAAATCTTCTCTTCTGCTCCGCCCTCTTCGGTCTCTCCCATGATGTAACGATTAAATTGCTCGCTGTCACTAACAACGTTGTCAATGACAGCTGACAGCTTCAACGATGCTTCGCCTAATTTAGCAAATTGATTGCTTTTCTTTTCCTCTACCTTTTTCAATGTTTTTTGCATGACTTTCGTTCGATGTGCGTCCTTTGTATCTTTCCAATGTTCCTTTGCTGCTCTTTGTCTCATTGTGGATTCGGGAAAACCATACTTTTCTGCTGTTATTCTAAGTGAAACATCGTTAGAAATATAGTATAGTTTTGCCTCTTCCCACTTCTTAGTCTCATGTAGTTTGCCATATCCCAAGATGTCTCACCTCTTTCTAATCCGCTGGCCTCCAGTAAGATGTCACGTCAAATTTTGGCATTGAGCACACCTTGATTTT